AGGTAGCGAAAAATAAAGGTGGAAAAACTCACATAAAGCTTGCTATTTCAAGGCTTTAGAGTGATATATGTACATGCAAAGAAAAGCAAAGAACAACGGAGGAAAGACCATGAAAAACGCATATTTTGAAAGCATGTACAAAGAAGTAAGAGACTACCAGGAAAAGAAAGAAGCCGCTAAGAAGCAGCGCAGCAAACTTTTCGACGAAGAAAAATACGACGAAGGAACCGCCCTGATGAAAGCCTTCGAAGAGGAAAACAAATTTCCTTACACAGACGGAGCGATGAAAGCCTACTGGGCCTACCAGAACATGAACTATCGCGGATCCGACTGCTTCGAGGTCGAAGACCTGCCTTGGCCTAAGGACATGAAAGATTTCGCGGAAACGCTCCTGGAAGCCGGAATTGACGCCATCACAGTCACCGACCAGAGCACCGGCCTGATGGATGGAATCTATGGGCTCTGCGAAAACGCCTGGAAGATGGGAGCCCTCAAAACTGTTACAAGAGAAAATGACCACCACTTCGGAACAAACGAGCCAGAAACAAAGAACGGAATTGAGTTTACGATTGCATAAGGAGGCCGCCATGTGGGAAAAAGGAACGCTTGAAATTGAAGGGAAAACAGTAGAATACGAACTAAAACACTATGATGAACCTTCGGGCTACGGCATCGAATGCGGAAAAATCAGCAAGATGGAGATCCGCGTTGAAAGCAAAACGACGCTCCGCTATGACCGGGGCTGGGACATCGAGCCGGAAGATGAAACAAGCCAGCTCGCCTACGCGGTCCTGATCCATCAATATAACTAAAGATAGAATGATCTTATTCCCAGATAAAGCTTGCTATTCCAAGGGTTTAGAGTGATATATGTACATGCAAAAAGCAAAGACACGAAGAACCCAGGAGGAAAATACCATGACAAGAGCAGAAAGAAACGAATTCACTTACCTTTGGAAGAACCTGAAAAGAGACTTTTACGGAAGATCAGCAATCCTTACGATCCCAGTAGAAGCAAGCAGAGAATACAAACAGTCTGCAGATGATCTTTTCCAACAGAACGGCTTTCACCCTTGCGCAATCAAGACGGACCCAAAGAGATTTGATGACAAAGAGCGGATCCTCTACATGAAGGAACCTGATGATGCCGACTGGACGGACCTTTACACAAACGAGGAGCTCGACGCCTTTGATCAGGCGATTGAAGCGTAAGAAAGATTGGAGCCGATAAGGCTCCTGTTCTTGTTTTTTATACACAAGATCGCTCCGGCGGTCTTTTTCTTTTGTCCTGGAGGAATAACCTTGGAAAGATACAAGCCCACAAAATTTATGGCAGAAAGCTCGCATTACGACAAAACAGCAGCGGATCTTGTCGTGATGTTTATCGAGCAGCTTTCCCACACCAAGGGCGACTTCTATAACAAGCCTTTTCACCTGATGGGATGGCAGGAACAGATCATCCGCGACCTGTTCGGCGTCCTTAAGCCAGATGGTTACCGGCAGTTCACCACCGCTTACATCGAAATTCCTAAGAAGTGTGGAAAGAGTGAGCTTGCCGCAGCTGTCGCTTTATACATGCTATGCGCAGACGGTGAGCAGCGGGCTGAGGTTTATGGCTGCGCCGCGGACCGGGACCAGGCCTCGCTTGTCTTTGATGTGGCCTGCGACATGGTGAAGCTCCATAAGACCCTGAGCAAGTATTGCGATATCCGGCCCAGCCGAAAAACCATCCACTTCCGCCCCACTAACAGCATCTACAAGGCGGTGTCTGCGGAGGTTGCGGGAAAGTCCGGCGTGAACGTGTCCGGCCTGGTGTTTGACGAGCTCTGGGTCCAGAAGGACCGGAAGTTCTTTGACATGATGACAAAGGGAACATCGGATGCAAGAAAGAACCCCCTCCACTTCATCATCACGACAGCAGGAAATGACGTAAACTCTATCTGTTATGAACTTCACCAGAAGGCAGAAGATATCCTAAGCGGTAGAAAGCACGATGAGACCTTTTACCCGGTGATCTATGGCGCTTCTATGGATGAAGATTGGACGGACCCTGAGGTTTGGAAGAAAGCAAACCCATCTCTTGGCGTCACCATCAGCATTGACAAAGTTAAGGCCGCCTGCGAATCTGCCAAGCAGAATCCGCAGGAAGAAAACGCTTTTAGACAGCTCCGCCTTGATCAGTGGGTCAAGCAGTCCGTGCGCTGGATGCCGATGGATAAATGGGACGCCTGCTCCTTTAGAGTCAGGGAAGAAGACCTCTACGGTCGTGTGTGTTACGGCGGCCTGGACCTTTCCTCCACCACGGACATCACGGCCTTCGTTCTCGTGTTCCCTCCAGAAGATGAAAATGATAAATACGTCGTTCTCCCCTACTTCTGGCTGCCGGAAGATACGCTGGATTTACGCGTCCGAAGAGATCACGTTCCTTACGACCTCTGGCAAAAGCGAGGCGCAATCCAGACAACCGAAGGAAATGTCATCCACTACGGCTTCATCGAAAAATTCATCGAGCGCCTTGGAGAAAAGTACAACATCAGAGAGATCGCCTTTGACCGCTGGGGAGCGGTTCAGATGGTGCAGAACCTGGAAGGTATGGGCTTTACTGTTGTGCCATTCGGCCAAGGTTTTTCCTCCATGAGCAGTCCCACCAAAGAACTGATGCGGCTGACGCTGGATCAGAAAATCGCCCATGGCGGCCATCCGGTTCTCCGCTGGATGATGGATAACGTTTATGTCCGGACTGACCCTGCAGGAAACATCAAGATGGATAAGGAGAAATCCACTGAAAAGATCGACGGAGCCGTCGCTCTTGTTATGGCCTTAGACCGGGCAATCCGCTGCGGAAACGACACTGGGGAGTCGGTCTATGACAGCAGAGGGATCTTGTTTATTTAATGGAGGTATAAATGAGCATCTTATCAGGACTTTTTAAATCAAGGGACAAGCCGAAAGACTCCACCTCAGGAAGCATGTACCGCTTCTTCTTTGGAGGAACGACTTCTGGAAAAGCAGTAACGGAGCGGTCTGCCATGCAGATGACGGCGGTTTACTCCTGTGTCAGGATTCTTTCAGAAGCTGTGGCAGGGCTCCCCCTTCACCTTTACCGATACACTGAGGAAGGCTCAAAAGAGAAAGCGGTCGATCACCCGCTTTACACCATCCTTCACGATGAACCTAACCCTGAGATGACGTCTTTCGTCTTTCGGGAAACGCTGATGACCCACCTTCTTTTGTGGGGTAATGCCTACGCGCAGATCATCCGAAATGGTAAAGGAGAAGTCATTGCTTTGTATCCTCTGATGCCAAACAAGATGACGGTCGACCGGGATCAATCCGGCCAGCTTTACTATGAATACCAGACTTCTCAGGAGGAAGCCCACACGATGAAAGGTTCTCTCGTCCGATTGTCCCTGCGTGATGTTCTTCACATCCCAGGTCTAGGCTTTGACGGGCTCGTTGGCTACTCTCCTATAGCCATGGCCAAGAACGCGATCGGCCTTGCCATTGCGACAGAAGAATACGGAAGTAAGTTCTTTGCAAACGGAGCGACGCCAGGAGGCATCTTAGAGCATCCAGGCGTTGTGAAAGACCCTGAGCGCGTACGTCAGAGCTGGAACTCAGCCTTTGGAGGATCATCCAATTCCAACAAAGTGGCCGTTCTTGAAGAAGGCATGAAGTACACGCCAATTTCAATCTCGCCTGAGCAGGCGCAGTTTCTTGAGACGAGAAAGTTTCAGATCGATGAGATCGCGCGTATTTTCCGCATCCCTCCTCATATGATTGGAGACCTGGAAAAATCCAGCTTCAGTAACATTGAGCAGCAGTCTCTTGAGTTTGTAAAGTACACGCTGGACCCCTGGGTCTGTCGCTGGGAGCAGTCCATGAAACGTGCACTCCTCCGCCCTGAGGAAAAGAAGGACTACTTCTTTAAGTTCAACGTGGACGGACTTCTTCGGGGAGACTACCAGAGCCGCATGAACGGATACGCTGTCGGACGGCAGAATGGCTGGATGAGCGCAAACGATATCAGAGAGCTGGAGAACCTGGACCGGATTCCAGAAGAAGAAGGCGGAGACCTTTACCTCATCAATGGAAACATGACGAAACTCAAGGATGCCGGAATTTTCGCGGCATCTGCGCAGAGTCAAAATACAGAGGAGCAAGAGAGTGAGAAGGACGATGAACAAACCGAGGAGTCGGCGCGGCCAGATGCGAGGATCCAGGAAAGGAGAAAAGCCTTATGAGAAGAAAGTTCTGGAACTGGGTAAGAAACGAAACTCCAGATTCCTTTGGAAGCGAAAGAACCCTCTACCTAAACGGAGAAATTTCCGATGAGACCTGGTTTGGAGATGAAGTTACGCCGAAGCTTTTTAAAGACGAACTGGAGGATGGCGAAGGAAACATTACGCTTTGGATTAACTCTCCAGGAGGCGATGTCTTTGCCGCCGCCTCGATTTACAACATGTTAATGGATTACCCA